CATTGTTGTCTCCGGCATCAAATCAAATGTATCCTCTTTTTCCTGGAGATTGACCTTTAATGTATGTAGCGTATTGTTTAATCAACTTTACAGCGTCGAGTACTTTACTGGCATCGCCGTCAATACCAATATATGATGCATAATTTTTTTCGTCTTCTCTCTTACCGGACCAAGCATATTCTCCAGTAATTGGATTATTGCCTGTATAAATATTAATTCCCGGGCCTGACCACAACCACATCGGCGTACCGAAATCACTCTCTATCTTACGAGCTTTCGGGGGTATTCCTAACGCATTTAGCACTTCTTCAAACCCGCCCGGACTGAAATCAGTCAAGTCGAATCCCCATTCAGCAGTTTCTTTAAGAAGACGCGCTTTTTTGTAGTTGCGCTGTTCAGCTAAAAATTTTTTCAAATCAAACTGCGCCATTGTTGTTTCTCAAAAAATAAAATTAGTAATTCAAAATGCAGTAATCTGGCTGAATCTGCACAGTAATTTCAATGTGGTCATCTGTGGCCCAATCCGCATCGTTAAACGTCACTTGAGTAATTAGTGCTCCTTTGATAATCCACTCTTCAACTTTGTCACCAACGGGACCGAGCATATTGAATACTAAATCCTTCTTGTAGAAGTCTGCATACCCGTCTCGACCTGTAACGGATTCGTGACCCAATCGTACCCATTCCATAACAGCTTGAGCGCCGGACGGAACAATCGGGTCATACAGCGTAAATGACATCGCTCCCCATACAGTACGTCCCTTTACATAACGCACCACGTTAATGTGAGGAAGTTCTTTAGCTGGTTGGGTTAATGTCGGACGAGAGACCTTTTTCACCATAAATGACGGAACTCCATCCATAAACATGATGAAACGATTCGCCATTTTTGGCTCAAAGGAATTGAAAAACATTTCCTGTTCTTGCACTAACGAAGCCATAATACGATACTCCTACTGTTAAAGTTTTTTGCTAACTTCCCTCTAAATAAGTATAGCAACTGCTTGCTTTTATTCTACAAGTCTTACGTCCGATGCCAACTCAATAGACCGTGACCCGTCGTCCCAACGCACTTTTACGGCCGCCTCTGGATCTTCAAATTCTTCGTCTGCAACTTGTTCTACAGTACCAACTTTCGGCCCAAGCCGAACTCTATCACCCGGCCTTACAGTAGATTCATCTATATGAATTGGCTCACTTCCACGCACTGAGCTAGCTAAAGCTTCCGCTTCTTCTGGAGAGTCTGCGGGAAAAGTCACGGTTGCTCCGCCGGTATTGGTCGCATACCAATCCTCTTTGATTGCCTTTTTAACTTCTCGTAAATTATGTGTTCTGACCGCTCGATTGAGACGACGCCAGGCTGCCTCTGCCAGACGACGATTCTTGAACAGTTTGGTCATAATAACATTTTCATTTTGGCGAAGAATGACTTCGATTGGAGATGTTCTCCAGCTTCTCCCATTATACACGGTATTCGCTTCTACGCGAATGCCATACTTTCCGTCTGAACCGAACAAACGCGCCCGCGTTCCTTCGGACGTGTGAGCTTTATGCTTCAAGTACCTATACGATTCTTCGTTGACAAATCTTCTTCTATTCATAGCTACTTTACCAAAAGGCCATCTTTATAGTAGGGGGCTCCCTTCCGAAACTTCTCTTCCAATTCATCCGCTACCTTTTCTGCCTTTTCTCTTGATGAAGATGTATATACCAGCTTTACTCCAAATGATTTTGCTGTATCATCAGAAACTATTTTTGTGACTGTATAGCGAAGCAAATGAGGATTTTCTCTCGTCACGTTAGGCCATTCATACACGCCCCACATTCTCTGGTCGTCTTCTTTCAGAACTTTCCGAACTTCTTCACGAATAAGAAGTTTAAAATCACGCAATTTCATGGCGCGCCGCCGCTTCGAGTGCCGCTGCATGTTGAAGATCATATACAAGCTTTTCTAGTGCTTGATATTCGCTCTGCGGGATGTTCAATTTTCGCAGTCTATTTAACAAAGCCCTTCGAACGTTAATAACTGCCTCGTAGTCACCTTCTTTTAGAACTTTCCTAACTCTCCGAACTTCCTCACGAATAAGGTTCTCTAGCATAGGCTTCGTCAAACGAACACTTTCTCCTGTAAACGACCCACGCTTATAAAAATCCCATGCATCCTTCGGAGAAAACTGATAGTCAGCAAATTTCATAGCCAGTTCTTTTGTCGGGAAGTAATCGACTTCTCCGCTCAATGCCCGAGCGCCCCATTTCTTATCTCCAACCCACGGACTATCTCCTAAATACCAATAACTACCTTTGTTATGAATTCTCCAGTCCCACGTTCTCTGGTTATATTTTTCTCGGGAATATACGGTACCCTTTTTGTTGTGAATATCGGTTTCATCTTTTGCTTCTTTTACAACAGAAGTTCCGCTTTTCTTTACTTGTAACCTAGGATTTTCCCTCATCTTTTCTGCACACCACGGGCATGTGGACTTTGTGGTCCACCATCCTCTGTCGCAATCATCACACCACATATATTTTTCTTGTTCTACTTCCTTAACAAGAGAGCGTATTAGCTTTCGTGCTTTCATACAAGATTCTCCAATGCTTGTACCAACTGATTCAACGCTTTATAGGCATCCAAGACCGGCGTAGTTCCAGACTCAAATTCTATATTTTTCAGCCACTCCCCATATAGCTCCAAAAATCGTTTGTATTGGTTTCGAATATCTTTTGCTTGTCGGTATACCACGTCCGCAGATTGTTCTGTGAGCAAGCTTCTTTGCTTGTAATTTTTTTGTTCTTTCAAGAACTTTTTCAAATCAAAGGGCATCATTTGACCGCTCTGTTATCCACGCAGACTGAAGTCATAAGCATCAACGGATGCTATTTGTAGTTACCTTGTAACCACTGCACAATATCATCCCAAATATCGTTGTCTGATCCCTGTCGTACTGCAAGATTTGCTTGACGTTTAGCATACTCTAACGCCTTTTCTTTATCATCACCAAAGCGATTTAACAGTTGCTTTCCTTGTCGCGCAACTTCTTGAGGGTCGTGGTCTTCAAACACCATCTTACTTTCTGATGTTGCGTATTTCTTCCCATATTGCACGACCAATTCTTTAGCTGCTTTCATGTGGTCAGCAAAATATGGTTTGTCTTTAAACAACTCTGGAAACGCTACCCACACCCATGCCCACCCTACATCTTCTTCATACCAGTTCTCTGAACGAGACCATTGCTTTGCATACCGACGACCTGCTGGGTCAATTCTACTCAGTAGTTTGGATGGAACGTAGTATCCACCATGTGATGGCGTATTTACCCACTTAATACCCATACCGACATCTTCAACATAATCTGCATATCCCCACGGCGTCCACATACGGCGGGGAGCACCCGGAAGATACTCGTCATCATCTTCCTTGAGTTTTCGAACTTCTTCGCGGATAATACGCTTTAGAACAGTTGAAAGCTTCATATTAAGTCTCCTACCAAACACCCTCTTCTCTATCGGCACATCTATCACATTGGTATCCCAACTTTACATCTTTATACGTCAAGCGATTGGGGGCTTTGCAGGTTGGACAGGGATAAATTCGTGGATTGCGTCGCGTGGCGCGCCTGAGTGCTGAACGGCCGCCTGGGTCAGCGAACATACTTCTATCATCATCCCCCGTCCAGTAATCTTCTTTAAGTTTCCGAACTTCTTCACGAATAATACGTCTGAGAGTTGAAAGTTTCATATTAAGTCTCTATCAATTTTTGACTCTTATGACATTTTCTGGAGATGCAATAGCCGGTGTTCCGTAGCGACCGCCAATGTTTATTACCCACCCAGCAGGGCCAAGCATCACAGCCTTCCCTACAATTTCTTGGCCGAATTTGTTAACAATAGTAACGCGAGATCCGTGCTTTATTTGCGAAAACAAACTTCCTTCGTCTTCTTTTAGAACTCTTCGAACTTCTTCGCGGATAAAACTCCTCAGCATTGGCTTCATCAAACGAACACTTTCTCCAAACGGTACATCTCGTGTCGCCTGACTGGATGAAGTTGGCTCATCCGTTAACCATAGATAACGAGGGCCTTTATATAGTTTACCGTTTCTTCTGCGCGGCCCGCTCCAAGAACGAAATACCATCGGGTCAACCCTTACCCACCTACCATCTCCAAGCTGAATCTCTAGATTATCTGTTTTTGGAAATACGTCCTTTGTTGGCATTTCACTTTCGCCCAGCGAACGAGATTTCTTTGAGGGAATGGTTTTTGGCGACGCTAAATCAATATCCGTACCACCGCAACCAGGACATCCATCATCACCAAACATGGCCCGTTCTGCTGCCTTAGTAGTCATCAATCTACCACATTCTTGACATTGCCAATCTTTAGGAGCAGAAGCTTCGGTTGCTAGGCTGGGCAAGCCGTACTTCTTTTGTATATTTTTGAGAATTTCCATCGCTTCTTCTTTCGATGGTCCGCCCATCACATTTGCCATTGCACCCGGCATCTTGATAGTCTTCTGAGCAATCATGTACTGATTGTAATCAAAAGGAGAAAGCAACTGTTGCAACATCTTCGGAGTCAGAGACTTTGTTTGTTCAAACAAAGAGCCTTTTAAGAGAGAGCGCAAACGAATCATGACTCAATCCTCATCTGTTTTGACTGGCGGTAAAATTGAATTCAGCGTCATTTCAACTGCCTGCGCGGCCATAACGGATAAATCATTCGGTCGTTCTGGCTCAGGCCCCCGCCCCAGCTTCCATTGCAAATATTGCTCAGCATATTTTTTCTTTGAAGCATTGCGAGTGCTTTTTACATATTGTTGTGCTTTGGCAACGGAATCAGAACTGTATTCTGCCAATTTTCCAGTTTCAGCAAATTTTTTTGCTTCATTGTGCAACCGAAACGTGCATTGCGCTCCGCTCCAATTACATCCCCTCCAGTATCCAGATGGTAATTTCCAAATTCTGCCCCGAAGAGAGCCTAAATCAGATGCATATAGCATATACTAAATACCTCGCTTTTTCGCATTACGCGCCGGCCGGGAAGGTTGCACCAGTCGGCAAGATGTTGAATTCCAAACTAATGAATTCTGCTGTACGAGTCGGCTGCAAGAACAACTGACCGACCAAAATGTTGCGGTCAATCAAATCTGGCGTATTGTTACTTTCATCCATGATAACTTTGAATGCAAAAAGACCGCTGCGTTCTTGAACGCTAGCCAAGAACGGGTTCACAATATTCAAGAATCGCTGTCTGGTAGCAGCAACGTTTTGCTCAAATACCAAGAAACGAGCAGTTGAAGCAATAAACTTCTTTACAGCAATCAAAAGACGGCGCACATTGATGCGGTCAAGCGCCGACGCACGAACTTGTAAAGTCTTTTGTCCAAACGCCGCCATTCCCTGCCCCGGGAAAAGTGCAATCGGGTTGACGCGCCCATCATACAATTGGTCTCTTTCTGTTCTGGTAAGTCTCTTACGAACTTGTACCGCTGAAGTAATTCCACCACGGTTGAGACCCGCAGGCGCAAACCATTCAGCCGCCACTTTATCGTTGAAAGCGTACACTCCAGGCATGACCACCGATGGAGGAACCCATATCAATTGATTGCTGTTTGGGTCGAGCACCTTGACCCACGGCCAGTATGTTCCGACATAATTACTATCTATACCAACTACTGTATTGATAACTGTATCAACAGTATCTGTTAGTCCGGCAACATCCATAATATAGAAACAGTCCCCACGAGTTTCACACATTGTAATTGCTTGCTGCGTGATAAATGGGTGCAAACTACGCAATACTCCCGGCAACACGACGAGATTGATATCAAACGCCTCATCATCACTTATGATGTTCAGCGCCTGCAAATATGCCTTGGAACCAGGAGATGTGGATAGACTCAAATCAAATCCTTGAGTATTCTTTGCAGCTATATTTGCACCAGTAGCCAAAACTCGACTTGGATTCAATCCATCAAATCCCCCCTGCAACGGAACTGTAAATTTCCGAATGTCAGAATTAGCTACAGTACCGGATACAATCGCAGCCGCAACATCGGCATCATTTCCAGACAAAGTTTCTAGATTGAATCCAGAACCAACCAAGTAAGCGTTTTGAGGAATTGGATTGAGATAGCTCAAGTCAACGTTATCAGTATAGTTCCAACCGTAATATCTATTTACGTTTTCTACCGACTCTGACGACCCA